CCATGCGGTGCCCTTGGCCGACGGCAGGTCGTGGCCAGGATTCGTGCCAAGCAAGTGCATCCAGTGACCAACGGTCGTATCAATCGCCAACTCCTTCTCCGTCGCCACCTCCATTGCCGGCTTAAACAACCTGGCAAAGAACATTGACGCCTGTCGCTCGGTGACTTGAATCTTGGCCAGCAGTCTTGCAGCGTCGGCGTATTCGTGAGAGAGCACGGTCGCCAGCCGCAGGACATCCTTCGCCCGCGCGATAGCGTACTGGTCAAAGCGCGAGTTATGGATGTGACGAAACTGCTCAAGGGACGCCGACGCGTTCAGGGCCGAGGTCATAGTGTTCATGCAAACCACCCTGATTGGCGTGTAGAGGATCTTGAGCGATTGACCCCAGATATGGGGAGAGACGAGCAGCACATAGTTCCTGCTCACGTCCCCATCCAGGTCCAATTCCTCGTTGAAGCGTGCCAGAGCCCAGACGTAACGTCCACCCTTCAGGGCACCCGCGACCTCCAACTGCATCTCGCTGACGGACGTAAACTCCTTGAAGAAGGCAAAAGCCTCGGAGTTTTGAACTGGAACGTAACGTGGGCCACACGGGCCAAAGACGTCCAGCTCATTCAACACGTTACGGCGAGTGAGTGCCCTGAAGTTGTGCACCGTGTCGCCGTTAGGAAGCTTGACCTCGAGGGCCTCGACTGACCACGTCAACCCAGCCTTCGTGATCATCTCGACAGGTTCCAGGTCGTGTGAAACAGGGACCCCGAGACCATGCCATGGAACATTTCCTGCAAACGCCATCGTTTCAACTTCGTGCATATAACCTCCTGTAAAGAATCACCATTTGTGATTCTAAGAATATTGTATACCCCCGATGATCAAAAGTAAACAAGCGGAATTAAATTAGATCTGACTCAGGTTCGGAATGCTTTCGCTCTTTATTGTAAAGATCGATAACATCAAGAGGGCTTTCAGAGTAAAGGTTTGGTTGAAGGACAACGAAATTTGCCTTCTTAAAAAGAGTTACACCTCGATAATGGTAAGGGTATTCCAGATAAGGAAAAACTTGTGAGCCAAAAGTAGCGCGCAAATGTTCCATAACCTCTTCATGACGCGGAACAATTATACCATTTGCTTTAAGCACTTTAAAGAATTCAGATTCCTTAAAGATGTTATACTTGAGCTCTCCTTCCTTTATCAAGACCTCGATCTCTACAAGCCACCTATTATGTGAGCGTTGAATTACAGACGTTTTTGCTAGGGTCATGGGTGGAATTGCCTTAGCGTTCCAATCGCCAATCGTATAGTTCTTGAGATACCAGAATAAAACGTCCATGTTCTTTTCAAACCAATCAGCCAAGTATACATAATAGTTAATAGGTTTTGGGGCAACTGGCACGCACCTGGCGATATAGAACCGCCGGTCGTCAGCCACGAGGTGAACTGGTCGTTCCTGGTTCGTAAGAGCAAAGATGTGGGTGTGATTGCTTACCTGGTACGATGGAACGTACTTCTCGCTGACTGTCGTAGTTGGGTCGGCAATGAAGCCCTTAACGTGGTCAAGGAACTCGTGCTTGTTAAAGTCAGTAAACTCGTTAAGCACAAGTAATGTCTTACAGGCGAAGAGTGAATTGTAGCCAGAAAGGATGATGTCTGGCTCAACCACACAATAGTTGTTGAAACCTACAATGCTTCCGAAGTTGTTAAAGATCAAGCTTTTACCGACACCTTGCTTGCCTTGAATGAGGAAGACTGAAGTCGGCCTATTTCGAGGATTTTGGACAAGGTTAGCAAGGCGTCTAATGAATTCAAGCCGGTCTTCTGGGTTCAATAGCCATTCAAGGTGTTCAAGGAACGGTGAAACGTCGCCCTCGCGCGGTTCTAACTTGCCCGGTGTCCATCTATTGTAGGAATGTCTTCCATGTTCTTTACTGAAATAGAGCCGCGGCTGGTCTGGTTCATAAGCAAATTCATCAAAAATTCGCGCCTCAGAGTTTGGGCCCTCAATAAGGTACTGGCTTGGTAACAGACCAAACCGGGACTTCGTGAACCGTCGAAAATGATCATCATACTGTGACTGTGAGAGTGAACGACCAGTAGTAAAGTGCACGTAGTTGACTGAGTGTTGGATAAAGACCTTAACATAAAACTCGCGAAGATCTTCCGCCTTGGTAATGCACGTGAAGGCGACGTTGGCGACGCCCATAAAGGGACGGGCCTCGGCATAAAGTCGCCGTACCAGTGAAAGGTATTCAGGAAGTGGGTCAGCAAGATCCCACTTTGGGTAACCTTCAACGATCATTCGTGGTAAGTGAACGATCTTGATACTATTGACGATAGGGCTTAGTGAGCGTGCCCAGCTTTCCGCGTTCTCTTTCCAATTGGCGTCAGCGTCTGGCCAGATTACTACGTCACGACCACGCAAGGGCAGGAAGTCGGTACGATTAAATCCCTGCAGCCCTCCCATTGGGGAGATAAGCGGCTGATTAGGGAAATGTGGAATGCCCGCATCACACGTCTTTTCTCCCTCGACGATAATAACCGGCCCTTCTTTATTGAGTGACGGGAGGTTGTAAAACTGACGTAGGGCGATTCCCTTGTGAAGCCATTGCGCCAACCCGTCCTTCATGAAGTAGAAGGTTGGGATAAACTTTTTGGCTGGCTTCCCTAGCGCACCATTGGGACGTATCTCCTCGAACCGCGTAACCGTACCGAGTAAGTGTCCCTGACGCGCACGGTATTCATGGATTTTAACGAATTGAAAACCTTCAGGAGTTGACGGCCGTGGTGGTTTCTCATCAGTCGCCGTCAGGTTCTCAAACTCACGTTCCCTGGCAGCTGCCGCTACAGTGGTTGCCGCAAGCCGAGCCTGTTCAGTACTTACCTTGATAGGCCATAGGCCTTTTTGGCGAAGTTTCTCGATGAGAAGGTCCTGGTTGTCGCAAGCCGCGTGACACTTAACGAGAACCTTGCCGTCGGCCGCTAACGTAACGTGCATCGACGCCTGCTTGTCGTCGTGCCCGGGACAATGGCCTTGCCACTCTGGTGAAGTCCCCTGAGCCCTGATGTGCTGAAGAAACTGATGAAGTGAAACCCCTGAAGAAACAACTGGTCCTGAACCGTCTTGCGCGGTCGCCATTAAGCCCCCTACCAAGTTGATCAATAATAGGTGCGCCTTATAAAACCATGGCGCGAAATATTATTGTATCACGGCTAAATTAAAATGTAAAATCCATTTTATCAGCCTTACTTGTGAATCTTCCGTGGCGCCCCATGGCGGATGATTGTAGTAAACAAGGTCGCTGAAACGTGCGCTACCACGCCTTTCTTGGTGCTAATGATGTCGCAACCTGGCCACTTATTTGTTATGACCGTAGCCACAGCGTCCAAGGTTGCAGCACGTTCAGTGGTTCGTCTTCGCTTATTTGTTGATGTGTAGAAAAATTCTCTCACTTTAGTCCTTATAAATTGTTCGTTGACACCACTCCAGGATTACTGGCGCGTCGTTATGTAGGCTGATAAGTGCACGACACCCGGTGCCTGGACCTCGCTCCAGGGCTGGCGCTGGTGTTGCCGGCTTAAAGGCAAGCCAGACCCCGAACCCCAGAGCAATCACTGGGTATAGCCAGCGCTTTACTTCACCTCTTCGCCTAAGTCTCATTCGAACTCCACCACAACCATTACCTTGCGTGGCGTTAGCCCAGGGACGGCTGCCTTCTGGAGGTAGATGCAATCCACCGGCGGCTGCACACCAGCCACGTCCCGTGAGTTTGGTAACCCATCCGCCTCGTAGCGGTTGGTGTTCTTGGTCTCTTTCACCCAGTGCATGGGTATCCTGATGCTTGTCATGTTAGTCTCCTAAAAGTTTCTCCAACTCCTGAATAGGGCAACTAAAGTGCACAGTGCCCTGCTTGATTGGTCGGTGATACGGTGTTGCATTGACGAACCATTCGCCATGGCAGATGACGCAGAAGCGATACTCCTGGCCCCGTTGTTTGGTACCAGGGTGCTTCCACCTTGCTTGAGTGGCTCGCTCGATTAGCTCCTCGATGGCTTGCCTGGCAATCATCATAGGTCACCTATATAGGAAGAACTTGGAGAATAACGAAGATCAGAATTACAATTCCCACGACCTTCAACACGAACCATCCACGGATTTCAAACATTTTCATTCGTCATCTCCCTAGCTCTTACGCACGATCACCAGATTATCCTCAAGGTGCTTTTCAACGTCAACTTCAAGGTCAAGCACCTCCTCAAGTTCCTCATCGGTAAGGTCCACTTCACTAATGAGTTCTTGAACTGAGAATTCCTTGCTGATACTTCCATGGTCAACTAGAACGTACTTTCTCACGATAGGCTCCTATAAATGTACGCGCCCGGCGCCAGGCCCCTCCCCAGGTGAGGTAAGGGCACTGGCACCAGAGGCGCACGGTTAACGTCACGAGGACTAGTAGTTTCACTAGTCTATCTTGGTCTCGTCGAGCTTGTGCTGCCCGCACCAGTCAGCCTTGAACACGACCGGCCAACCAAGGGCGCCATCGGGCGATGGTGCCCTGCGCCGGCACCGCCCGACCTCACCTGCCTTGAGTGCGAACCACATGCACGTCTGACAGAGTAGGCCAGCGCTCCTATGCGCCCACGGATCAGCCTTCCGCGGTGGGTTCCACACCGGCTGCTGAGGCGATGGATGAATCTCGGTGACAATCTCAGGCTGCTTGTCGCCGTTTTTCACGTAGTGCCGCGGGTGCTTGTAGTGCATCTTACGTTTACGGTTATGCTTCTTCATACGACTCTCCTTTAATGGTTAAAGAACCCATGCCCTGGTACGCGCACAAACGAGGTGTCGTCTACTAGCATCCTCGCTACCTCGAACGTGGACACTTCAAACTCTGCGAGAATGACCGCCTTACGACCCCACACCCTTCCTTTATCAAGGTCATGGTCCGTGAGGAAGACGCGGTGGAACTCGGGCCCCGGCTCAGTGACCTCCACAAGGTAGAACACTAGACTTGCCTCACTATGCCCCGGCGCTTGAGTTCCGGCAGGTAATAGGCGATGATACGTTCGGGAAGTTGCCGGGTGACGAGACCACACGTGACCGCCTCCGCCGTCAAGTCTTTGGCAGTGAACTTATCAACCCCCTTCGCCACGAGGTTTCCCGCCGCTTGACAGATGACCCGCGCCTGAAGAGGAAGCGAGGCGACCGCGCCAGGGACGTCGGACCTGGGATCGTACACGTACGTAGTGAGGGAGTTTTTCACTGGCGGCGTTATTGTAGGTTGGCCCTCAACAGAACTTGAAGGTGAGGGTGGTCGACGATCTTCCGGGGACCTCGCGGTCCTCATCTTACCCGTGTCTTGCGGGTGCTCGATCTTCATGATAGCTCCTAAGGTAGTTGTGGGTGAGCAAAAGGCTCATTTGCCACGGGACCATTGTATCACGTGGGAGGTCAAAAGTAAATACCCTGGGGATTATCCGAGAAAATATAGTTACTATAATTGATCAGCCTAAGAGTACTTGGGTGGTAACCAACAATAAGAATATCTAATAACTTAAGTAACTCCGAGTAACTAGGCTCTATATAACTAAATAAAATATCATAAAATATGATTATATATATAGGGCCAAAATATAACAGTTACATTGGTTATCCTGCAGTTATAAATCGTTCCTGGCGTGTTAATTGACTACCTTCAGGGGTCCGCGGTCCAAGATACGAGTTGCGTGAAATTGGTTCTTTGGTCCTACCTGGCGCGCCATTTGTCTCACGGCCGGCTCCTCGGCCCGAGGTTCTTGGTCCCCACCTGGCGCGCCTGATGGCAATCTCCCCGGTCCGCGGACCGCGGGACTTGGTTAAAAAACCAGGGCCTGACGACCCTGGTTCTCCCTACTTGTCCTGGTCGTCCTTCCATTCCCGCCAGATGTTCCAGAACACCACTACGAGCAACACGAGCCCAAGTAATTCCACCTCAGTCTCCTTTCAAGAGAAAAGAGGAGCGGGTTTCCCCGCCCCTCCACCCTGCTACGACTTGATGATCACACCTTTCTTGTTGAGAGTCGGCAGGTAGTACTGCACGATTCTCGATGCCGGTTGCCGCGTCTTCATTCCGAGTTCCACCGCGACTTTCCCAATCTCTTCCGGCGTCGCGAAGGTTCCGAGTTTCTCCATTGCGTAGAACACATACTGTGCCTGACGCGGGAGAAGCTTCGGCTTCTCGGCCCCGTCAACGAGCGAGTACTGCTTGCTCGTGCGGGATGTTTCGATGACGATTTCCATGATAGTTCTCCTAATATCCGGCCTCATTCGACCGTAAAAGCATTATAAAATGAATGAAATGAAAAGTACACAACTGTTACACTTTGTTACATTTATAGGAGACTGACAATTTCTGTCAGTTGCTGACAATTTCTGTCACGTGACAATTATTGTCAGTTGTACTTGAATACCACATGGTGAAATACCACATTATGAAATGCCACATGGTGAAATGAGGAGTATAAGTAGAACTTATACCAGTATAAAGGAAACTTATAGCTATGTTATTGATAATGATAATCATTATCATTGGGCCGAGTTCCGAGGTTCGTGTGTCTCGCGCCAGGGGACTTGGGCCCTGGGGGGTAGGGCGTGCGATCAGACGAAATTTTTATAGTGCTACCCACGCGTTAGACGGCTCAAAGTTTAGTCTTCGGGTTGTGTAACCTATGCCACCGCCTGTTGGTATAGAGTTTCCTGCGCCGTCTGGCGGGATCATTGGCATAGCGCTTATAGCACGCCCTACACTCTGCCCGCAACGCGGTCCCCTTAGCCGGCCTAAAGTTGGTCAGGTCCGCCTCAAGTTCTTTACCACAACGTCGGCATTTTTTAAGCATAGTCCATTATATAATGCCGCTCGATTGATAGATACTGTCTGTTTAATCTTTATTTTCAAGGGCTTATAATGTTCCTGCGTGCGCTATATTTCAAGGAGCCTTGAATGCCCAGCAAATCACCAGAGCAAGCCGACTTCATGCGCGCCGTCGCCCATGGCATGAAACCACGTGCAGGTGGTCCCTCAAGGGCGGTCGCGCGGGAGTTTGTCGACGCCGACATGGCAAAGCAGAAGATGACCGCCAGTAAGCTTCGCGGCAATCCGGGGCATTCGCGGAAGGAGAGCTACTAGTGTCCAACCTCACTGATGCCCAGAACAAGAAAGCTCTCCGTGATGTAGTTCGCGAGGCTTTTGATCGATTGGGAGGTGCAGATTGGTTAGTGACCTTTTCTCAAGCCAACTGGGAGAACGCGCGAGTTTTTGTCTCCCTAGTCGGTCGGCTCATCCCCACGGAGCTTGTGGGTAAGGGCGGAGGCCCCCTGACCGTGATCATCAAAAAGGAAGGTGAGGAAATTCCTGTAGGACGCTTGATTGAGGGTTCAGCGGAACCACTCCCAGACGAGCCGCGGCAGTTAAACTAGTATGGCTCAAGCCTACATCGTAGGACAACTAGCGTGCGGCACGTGTGGCAGCGTCATGTACGTGGTCAAGGGCGCGTCGCTCGGGGTCCGCGATCCATCAACTGATAAGGTTGACCCAGAAATTACGGTGCGGTGTGCCCACGCAGATTGCCAGGAGTATGGCGTCCTTCGTAAATTTGTAATGACGCCCCTGGAGCTTACGGATGCCTGAGCTAGTCCTCCCCCACAATTTTACGCCCCGCCCGTACCAGCGCGACTTCATGTCGTTCATGGACCGTGGCGGGACACGCGCGTGCGCGGTGTGGCATCGACGGGCGGGCAAGGACCTTGTGGGAGCGCACCAGATTGCTAAGTCCGCCTTCCAACGCGTAGGGTTGTACTGGCACCTGCTGCCCACGCAGCGCCAGGGCAGAAAGGTCGTTTGGGAGAATATCACCACTCAAGGTGTCCGACTCATCGATGCCGTCTTTCCCCCGGAAGTACGGGCGGCGGAGCCAAATTCGACGGAGATGTCGCTCAAGCTGCGCTCTGGTAGCCTCTACCAGGTCGTTGGGTCGGACAACTATAATACCTTGGTGGGGGCGAACCCAGTAGGCGTCTTGTTCTCTGAGTGGTCGCTTGCTGACCCGCGCGCGTGGGATTTTGTGCGACCAATCCTTCGAGAGAACGGTGGGTGGGCAGCCTTCTTGTATACCCCACGCGGTTACAACCACGCCTTTGAGCTTTACCAGATCGCTCAGCGCAATCCCTCGTGGTTTGTTTCACTCAGGACCGTTCAAGACACTAACGTTCTCTCGCCGGCAGATATTGAGGAGGAACGGCGGGCCGGGATGCCTGAAGAGTTAATCCAGCAAGAGTTTTACTGTGATTTTTCGTCAGCATCGATTGGTTCAGTGCTCGGGCAGCAGTTGGCGTTGGCGGAGCGTGAGGGTCGTATTACGGACATTCAGCTCTGGGACCCTGAAGGTGGGCCGGTCATCGCCTCGTCAGACATTGGTTTCAGGGACTCTTCCGCGTGGTGGTTTTGGCAACTTTACCCGGACAAGATCGCCCTCATTGATTATGAGGAGGAAAGTGGGCTCGAGGCGCAAGATTGGATTGACAAGCTGAAACTCAAGCCGTACGAGTACCAGATGGTCTACCTCCCACACGACGCGAAGGCAAAGACGTTCGCTACACGTTACTCGGCGCAGGAACAGTTCATCGATAGCGGGTTGCCAACCACCCTGCTGCCTATGATGCGTATAGCGGACAGGATTAACGCCGCGAGGGCAATTTTTCCTAGGTGCGTGCTCCAACGCGACCTGTGCGCGCGCGGCATCACCGCCTTACGTGCGTGGGCGTACTCTTATGATGACGAAAGAAAAATGTACTCGAAGGAACCGTTCCATGACTGGGCGTCGCATGGAGGAGACTCGTTTACTTACGGGGCGTCAGTGCTTGCGCACCACTTCAAGAAGATAAAGGAAGAGGATAAGAAGGTTAGCGTGGCGAAGGGAAGCCACTACGCCTTTTCACTTGACCAATTACATGATAAACCGGCGAATGGTCGGCTCAGGGAGCGTGTTTAATGGCTACTAATCTTGCTGACCTTACGAGCGTTGAGTTTCCGACCGATGATCCGGTAAAGTTGGCAAATTACTGGTCAGCGGAAATTATCGCAGCCAATAAGTGGTTCGAGAAATTCGTCACCCGGTCACAGCGGGTAGAGGAACGTTACCTCGACGAGCGGGAAGGTGGCATCGGGGGAGTTAGTGATGGTGCCTCGGTGCTTAATCTTTTCTGGTCAAACGTGGAGGTAATGATCGCGGCACTCTACGCGCGCCCACCAAAGGTTGACGTCTCACGCACCTTCAAGGATCCTGATGATGACGTGGCGCGAGTAGCGGCGAACATTCTAGAACGCGTTATCCAAAACGATATTCAAAGTGAGGCAGAGTCCGATGGTGGAACTTTCAGGGACGCGATCCTTGATAGGTTGATCGTTGGACTTGGGCAGCTTTGGGCGCGTTACGAGGTTGAGACGGCAAAGCAGATGCAGCCAGCTGCCACGGATCCATCTACTGGGATGGAGATGGTTCCAGCGCGTGAGATAGAGGTCATCGTTGATGAAAAATCTCCCCTCGACTTTGTGCGGTGGGAAGACTTTCTCTGCTCGCCCATTCGGCGGTGGCGTGATTGTCGGTGGGCTGCACGCCGGGTTTATATGACGAAGCCGCAGGTAATAGCGCGTTTTGGTGAACCTATCGCGAACTCAATGAACTTTGACAAGCGCACAACTTCCTCGTTGCGCCCAGATGATAATCCTTTGCTTGTTTCAGTTGTTGAACAGGCACAGGTTTATGAGATATGGGACAAGCAGACCAAGAAAGCTTACTGGTGGTCTAAGGACGCACCAACCATCCTCGACTTCAAGGAAGCTCCGATCAAGTTTCCAGGATTCTTTCCGTGCCCACCACCCTTGCTTGCTTCGACTACCACGAAGTCGATCATCCCACGCTGTGAATACTACATGGCGCAGGATCAATATGAGGAATTGGACCTGGTCACTACACGAGTTCACCTTCTTGTTGAGGCAGTTCGTGTCGCTGGTGTTTACGACAAGAACAATGAAGGTGTAAAGAACATCTTGTCGGCAAAAGCCATGAACGAGATGATTCCAGTCAACAACTGGGCCATGTTTGCTGAGAAAGGTGGGCTTAAAGGTGCTGTTGACTGGTTTCCACTTGACATGATCATTGCGACGATGGAAAAGTTGACCGCGCGTAAGGCTGAACTTGTCCAGGAAATCTATCAGGTGCTTGGGATTTCGGATATTATGCGTGGGATGTCCAACCCTAACGAAACATTGGGTGCCCAGCAGTTGAAGTCTCAGTTCGGGGGCGCAAGAATTGGGCGCACTCAGGCAACTATCGCGTTTTTTGTGCAGGGCGGCCTTCAGCTCAAGGCAGCGATCATTACCTCGCTCTATCAACCACAGCAGTTGATGAAAAAGAGCCAGATAATGAGTTCGTCTGATGCAAAGTATGCAGAACAGGCAATTCAACTGTTAAAAGATCCCTCGATGCCTTTTCGCATCAAAGTTCAGGCAGATTCCATGGCATCTCCTGAGTGGTTGTCAGAGAAACAAGAAAGAACTGGCGTGGTTCAGAGCATTGCCCAATTTATTGGGATGTCTATGCCACTGATTCAATCGGCGCCTGCTTCTGGGCCATATTTGATCAAGATTCTGCAGTGGGCGGTTGCTGGCTACAAGGGCGGTGAGGAACTTGAGACCGTGCTTGATGACGCCTTCACCGCGATGCAGCAACCGAAGCCTCCGGCACAGCCCACGCCTATGCAAATAGCTGAGCTGAAGAAAACTCAGGCTGAAGGGGTGGAAAAAATGTCGCAGGCGACTAAGAATCAGGCTGAAGCGAAGAGAGCCACGGTTGAGGCACAGCTTGAACCAATCAATGTGATACTTGACCATCAGAAAGGTGGACGTGAAACGCCGGTTCGTCCAAATTAACGGTGTTTTGACGGAGGTGCCTCTTGATTACAGATCGGGAGACGAAATTCGTCGCGTGGCTATTGTTGGGGACCGTTATTATGACGGTCTTCGTACTAGTGATGGTATTGACATCTCAAGTCGGGTAAAGCACAAAGCTTACATGAAACGTACTGGTCTTACTACTGCCGATGACTTCAAGGAGACTTGGCGCAAGGCTGAAGAACAACGAATAAATGAGAAGCGCGGCATTGATCCATCTCGAAAGTACGACGTTGCGCGGGCAATTGATAAGTTACTAGATAAGAGACGTTAATGGAAATTCCTGCAACAGGAATTCTTTCTCCAGCAGAGTTGGAGAAGAGCACCAAGCGACTTGTTACTGATGTCGCTGGTGAAACACCGTCTGAATGGGCCTTGACAGCCGCACTTGGTCCTATTGGTAGGGCAGCGACCAGAGCAGGCTTGTTAAGTTTATCAGGGGCAACGTATTCACCAGAAAGCGAAGCTGTGCTAACTCGCCTGGGGATTAAAGAGATACCAAAACGACTTGAAAAAATGTATGAGATGGCCAGACAATTACGGGCCCAAGGTCGTGGCGGTGAAGCGTGGCAAAAATCGGAAGGAAAGTTAACCATTGGACCTGCTGGGGATATTGAGGCAATTCATACCCCTAAAGCAGTGGATATTTCTAGGATTAAGGAAGGAAGACCATTAAAGTATTCAGAGGTAATAGACGCTCCTGAGATGCTTGCTGAAAATCCTTCGCTTAAAAATATGGTGATCCAGGCCACTGATTTACCTCGAAATGTTCGTGGTAATCTTCGCATCCCAAGGGCCCCTGGTGAGGTCCCTAAGATTGGGGTAAGTGCTGGTGGTAAGCTTACGCCTGAAGAACTCAGTGGTGTGATAGGACATGAATCAACCCATGGTTTTGATTTTCTTCACAATCTTCCATATGGGGCCAACCAAAGATTTACTCAACAACAGATTGATAACCTAATTCGTGATCTTGGAACGCTTCCACGTGGAGCCAGTCAATTACCAGAACTTCGCGCGGGTTTGTTACGCGCACGTTTAGGTGATCCAGGATTTTCTCGTGAACTTTACCTTCGTAATCTAGGTGAGACACGGGCACGTGCTGGGCAAGCTGGTTGGCAACACGGTAATTTAATGGATCCGTACGGCACTAGTATTGTAGGGGAATCAATGAAGTTGAAACCTGGCGTACGCCCACGGCTATCTAGCGGTACTGCCTATGAGCGAGTTATGGACCCAAGTTCTCCGGTCTATACCCGTGACATTGAACGCATCATTTCAGAGCTTAGACAAGAAAGGTAGGGTCCCATGGCTGAAGCAGCGAAAATAGAGGAAAGTGGTTCTCGCAGTGATGTTGCTGCCGCCTTTGATAAGGTGGAGGTAGCACAGGCAAAGGTTGAACCTGTTAAGGTTGAACCTGCGAGAATTGAACCTGCAAAAATTGAACCTGCGAAGATTGAACCTGTAAAGGTTGAGCCTGCAGCTCTTCGCGGTGAAGGAGAGGTTAAAGAACCTGCGAAGGCCGAAACCTTGGGAAAAGTTGGGGAACCAGCCAAGGCCGTCGAACTAAAGGCTGGTGAAGTAAAATCTGATGAAGCTAAGTGGCAGGACCGTCTCACAAAGGCGCCACCTTCATGGAAGCCAGAAGCGCGTGAGTCATGGGCACAACTTCCCTCGAATGTTCGGGTTGAAATTCATCGACGTGAGTCTGAGGTTTATCGGGTGCTTCAGAACTCGAAAGAGGCGCGGGAATTTCACCAAGAGTTTCAAAAGGTGGCACAACCTTACGCGATGCTTATCGCTCAGGAAGGTTCTCCACTCCTTGCCTTTAGTGAGTACTTGAAAACAGGCTCGCTTTTGCGTATGGGCACGCCGCACGAGAAGGCGATGGCGGTAGCACGCGCAATCAATCAATTCCAGGTGCCTATTGAGTTGCTTGATGCAGCCTTGGCTGGCACCTTAAAGGCTGGTAATGGCGCAGGTGGTGCTGCCCAGTTTCGTGACCCACGCGTTGACCAACTCTTAGGGACGCTCGCGGAACAACAAGCACGGCATAATCAACAGGTAACTGAGGAAGTTGATGGCGAGCTTGAGGAATTTGCGACAGACGAGAAAAATAAGTATTTTCATGATGTCCGCGATCTCATGGCGGATATTATGGAGGTAGCCGCTCGCCGAAACAAGAAGGTCAGTTTACAGACAGCTTATAGCCAGGCTATAATGTTACATCCTGAGATTTCGAAGTTGGTGAAAGTTCAGGAGACGACGCAAACCGAGCAGAAGTTGACGCAGGCAGCCCAGGCCGCAAAGGCGGCAGCAGTCAGCATCACTGGGTCACCTGGCGCACCTGGTGGGGTTGTAGCGTCGGACGGCACGGTTCGTGGTTCTATCGAGGCAGCCATAGCCTCGTTGAGTGGAAGGTAAGAAGCGAGGCTCATCTTACCGGACGCGTGTAATAAGAGCGTAGTTTCCCTCAACTAGCAAAAGGAGCCTTAAATGGCATTCCCAAACGTAACAGACATCGTCGCGACGACCATTGAGTCTCGCACGAAGAAGATCGCTGACAACACCACGAACAACAACGCCATATTGTCGCGGCTAAGTCAGCGAGGTAACGTCAAAACCATCTCCGGCGGCTCCACGATTTTCGAGGAGTTGAGTTTCGCGGAGAACGCCAATTCTGGCTGGTATTCTGGTTACGACCTGCTGCCCGTTGCGGCACAGGACGTGATCAGCGCGGCACAATTCAGCATGAAGCAGGCCGCGGTGCCAGTTACCATTTCTGGCCTGGAGATGTTGCAAAATGCCGGCAAGGAGCAGATGATCGACCTGCTGGACGGTCGCATCACGGTGGCAGAATCCACCATGTCCAACCTACTGTCCCAGGGTGTTTACTCTGACGGCACAGGTTACGGCGGCAAAACCATCGTGGGCCTGGAGGCTGTGGTGCCTGCGAACGCGTCCGGTACGTCAGGACGTATTGCCACCGGCACGTACGGCTCGATCGACCGCGCCACGTGGTCCTTCTGGCGTCCCTGGTCCTCGCACCCAACCACCGCGCTCACCGCCGCCACGATCCAACAGGCGATGAACGACGTCTGGGCGCAGCTGGTGCGTGGGTCGGACAGGCCTGACCTGATTCCTTGCGACTCGTTCATGTGGGGTATTTACATGGCGAGTCTGCAGGCGATTCAGCGGTTCACGGACCCTTCCTCGGCGAAGCTTGGTTTCCCGTCCATCAAGTATATGGACGCGGACGTGGTGCTTGACGGTGGCCTGTATTTCCCATCCTCAGCCTACGGAACGGGAGCCGTGACCAAGACCATGTATTTCCTCAACACGAAGTATCTCAAGTGGCGGCCACACGCGCAACGCAATATGGTGCCTCTGGCGCCGAACAAGCGTTACGCGATTAACCAGGACGCGGAAGTCACCATCCTGGCGTGGGCTGGTGCGTTGACGACCTGCGGTGACGCATTCCAGGGCCGTCTGACCAGCAACTAACTAAGGAATTGCGAGGGCTTCGGCCCTCGCTCCTTAAAGGAGATAATCATGGCGTTTCAAATGGTAGATCAACGGGTGGGTTGGCCAGCGATCAATGATGTAAGCACCACGCAGAAGATTCCAACGGGTTCAATAGCTTATATATCAGACCAAGCTGGCACTGTTCCGCTGGGAGGTGAGGCAGTCTACCTCAAGGCTGGTGGCGCGAACATTGTGGTTGGTTCAGTGTGTGAGCTGGATCCGAACGTGGGGGCGATTTTGGCACCGGCGACTGGGGGTGAGGGCCCGGTAGTAATCAGCCTGAACATTGTGCCTTCGGGTTCATTTGCTTGGTTCGCTGTCGAGGGAACCATACCAGTCAAAAGTCCAAACGCAACGGTCATTGGCGCGGCAGTGTTTATGCTAGCGGCGACCGCTGG